TTGAATAGCCCCTCATCTGCATCCGGGTTTTGAAATATTGCGTCCGCAATTTTTTCTTTGTTTACGAATACTTTTGCGCAGCCACCGATGCAGAGTTTTTTTGAATGTTCCATATGGTCATTCACTGTTTTTTCTGCGGCTTCGGTAACTTTTTCGCCATCATTCCAATCCGATACAAAGGCTACTATCTTGTATTCTTCACAGGCAAATTCGCTGTTGTCGTAAACTATGGATGTTAGTTCAAGTTCTATCCGTGCCATCTTTTTTCCCTTTTTTGATAGCCAACTCGCCGCCACAGGCCATGTAACCACATGCGTCTACCCAGTTGTCAGGATTGCTTTTGTTAGATTTTAGCCGTGCTATTTTTAACAGCGTCATCATCACTGCAACGTCAGTCGATGTGAAAGACCATTCGTGATTAAAGTAACTTTCCCACAACTCTGCTATGGCCTCAAAGTTGTTTTCCATATCCCCGTGCGTGGCGTCACGATCTTTGGTGACGTACTGCTTTGCCGTATCTAATATTTCTGCCCGTTTCATTCAGCTATCCTTTCCACTGCTTCGTCTATTTGTTCTTTGTTCCACATATAATTCAGCCAACATGCGGCTTTGTATTTCGTCCATGAAAAGTCCATTGCGTTAACTTTAACGCCACCTCTGCGCAAAGCATCACGTTGCTTGTCTGTGGCTCTTTCATTGAGCCAGCGTTTAGATTTGTTAGCTGCTGCACTGTCTTCAATCTCACGCATGAAATCATCTGCTGCTGACATTGCTTGCACTTTACCGCCAATGGCGACTGAGCGCACCTTGCGCCCGTTCTGAGCCTTGACTAGCCCAATAGATGTATCACCCACTGTGCCGACTACTCCAAAGCCATTGAATCCCATTGCCATCATGCAAGAGCCATTGCCAAATATGTCCATCCATAGGAACGGCGATAGTTCCATGAGGTCGTATTCTGTCAGCGTGAAGTCCACCAATTCTTCTTTGCCTTGGCCTTGGAACTCATGTCCACATTCAACGCACATTCTGACGCTAAGAGGGTTGATAAACCCGCACTCTGGGCATTCTTTCTCTGGTGCGCCATCTGCGTTTTCATTCTCAGGCTTACCGTCTAGGTTAGCTGATTCGTCCAGCGCACCGTGGGTTAGAATGCTGCTACCGAAGTCCAGCACAACGCAGTCCTTTTTTATCTGGTCAGGATAAATCTCTGGGTCCAGAATGCGCAGACCTCGCCCAATCATTTGCACCATTGTTGACTTGAATGAACAAGGTCTTGTTAGAACTACGCAAGACACAGGCGGTGCGTCAAAGCCTTCGGTCAAGACCGCTACGTTTACCACAACTTGTACGTCACCGAACTCAAGGTCATGCAGTATTTGCTTGCGCTCTTCTTTGGGCGTTTCACCGATAACCATTTCAGCGTTTACGTCATGTTCGATGAACATATCCAGCAAGTCTTTTGCGTGGTTGATTGTGGAACAGAACACAACGGTCTTTCTATCCCCTGCTCGTTCCTCCCACTCAGTAACCACACGCTCGTTAATGACGCGCTTGTTCATTATCTGCGCGACCTCATCCATATCAAAGTCATTGCCGCGCCGTGTGACCCCTTCCAGAGCCTCTGAGACGCCAACATCGACAACGTAAGCCTTGGGTGGCACTAGGAAGCCTTCGCGTATCAGCGTGGCTAATTCTATCTGGTGTGAGCAATTGGTGAATACACTGCGCAGACCTTTACCATCCCCGCGATTAGGCGTGGCTGTAAATCCAACTATCTCAGCGTGTTCATTGTCTTTTCTGACAGCATCAATAATTCTAATGTATGAGTCTGCCGCTGCATGGTGACTTTCATCTATAACAACCATGTCGAACTTCGGCCTATGACGCAGATTATTTTTACGCGACAGAGTTTGAACCATAGAAAAGATAGCATCACCTTCCCACTTTTTAATCGTTCCATTGACGATACTGGTGGATATGTTCGGGTTTACCTTTAAAAACTTCTCTCGGTTTTGCGCTACAAGTTCGTCGCGGTGCTGCAACACAAGAATGCGTTTGCCTTCTTTGTGCCTTTTACCAATAAGCGCAGACAACATAATAGTTTTGCCTGCGCCTGTGGGAGCAACTACGATTGTATTTTTGTGGGTGTCCAGAGCGGTAATAGCGTCTGAAATCGCCACCTCTTGATAGGGGCGTAATATCATCTAATTTTCCTCTTCGCTAAAAGAATGTTGGGGGGTTCACGGCCCAAGGCCCCCCATCCTTGGTAGCAGGCGCGGAGTGCCTTGCCGCTACTATCTTTGCGCCCAGCTTGGAACAGGACTTCCAGCTTGTGGTGCTGGTGCCTGTGGTGGCTGGTATCCTGCTTGTGCAGATGGTGTTGACTGCATTGGCGCTGAAGCTGTTGCAATAAACTCATTTTGATCTGGCGTTAACGCAGCCAACAGTTGGTTCTGATCGCTGTATCCGTTAGTGCCTTTCTTAATGCCAATTTTAGCACAAATTTCCATAGCGTTCAAGTCATACACACCTGAGATGTTTCTAAGATTTTGCGCTGCGTCAGTCATATCGGTTGATTTAAGATTGTTGGCGCTTTCCACAATCTGGCGCAATGTTCTTAGGCCAATTTCTTTAGCTATAGGCATACCGCTTTTACCAATTTTATCACCATCTACAAATACTTTAGACCAGAATTTGCGACGATCAAATTCACCACCAATACAAGTAAATTCTAATTCCATCCACTTAGCGGCAGAACTTTGTGACTGCTTAAACCACTGGCCTGATCCAAACTCAGGCAGTTCAATGTTGCCACTTTTGACAACGATAACTGCTCTGGTTACTGCCCCATTTGGGATGAGTGAGAACTCACGGTTTCCGCCTTCATCTGCTGGTGTTTCGTTAAGATTAAACATTGTTATTTCCTTCGCTTTGCTGCGTTTCTGGTTTTACAAATTCCAGCGGCTTTCCATTGGCTGAAAGTTTTGAACTCATTTTTTCGATTAGTTTACCCAAGTGTGGTTCCTCAAGCGTTGCCAACCGACCAGACCTATCCTTTGCGGGATAGCCCCATTGGTTTAATGGCTGACAGACAAATGCGCGATAAGGCCCATTATCTCCTGTTAAAATAGCCATTGTAATTACTTCATCAACAATTCCGGGCAATTCGCGCCCTGTCTTGCTGCCTTCAATTTGCAAGCTGTATTGCTTGCGGCTGTAATCATCTGTGGTTTCGTCCAAGATGCCCACAAAGATTACGTTCTTTTCTCGGATATGCTGCAAGTGCGTTAGCCACTGCATCATTTCACGACCATGAAGACCGTATGCTGCGCGAGTGTCCAGTTTTCCTGTCCTGTCGGACTTGGATTCTGGCTGTTGTTGACACCATGAAAAGCATAAGCGTCCTGCTACTGTGATTGAGTCCACAAACAACGTGTCATACTTTGACGTAACCTTGAGTGGATCACCTTCTACAGACGATATGTAATCATAATGCGCTTGGCTATATGGTTGATCTTCTGCCAAAGATGGATTTGGCCCACCCAAGAAACATGCAAGGTCGCGGCATTCGGGCCATGACTGCGGACGCAGAACATCAATCGCGTGACCTTCGATTGCTGAGTCACCAGCTTCTAAGTCTACAAACAACGTTCTGCTACCTTCTAAAGTCCTAGCTAGTGTGGTTTTACCCACACCGCTTTGGCCGCATACCACAATCTTGTGGCCTTTCTTTTCAGATAGCCGTTGATCGGCTGTAATGATTTGGAAACTCATTATTGATCCTCGATTTCTACTGTAAAGCGTCCAACCTCTGTTGTACGGGCGTCTTCTAATGTTGACTTGATTGCAGGTGGCGCGGTTGTATATTTGCGCTCTTCTACTGCATATGTCAGCTTTGCATAATGCTGTGCATTCTCAGGCGTCATGCTGTTGAATGTATCGCGCAATGCGCCTTGATCCCAAGTGACCTTCTTACCGACATTGGCTTTCATACGCACATTGCCTTCGACAATGTGGGCTGTACCAAAGTCTTTGCCGTCAGCACGTAATGAATCACGGGCTAGTGGCAGGAATAAATCAGACAATTGAAGTTCTACATCTTTAAGCTCATCACGAAGCTGGACAATTCCTGCCTTTAATTCGTCACGGCGCTCAAACAGTGTTAGGCTGTTCATAACGTTTCTCCTATTTTGCTATAGTGTCCCAAGACCTAGCACTATGCAGCATAGGCGTCAACCATTTTTTTTGGTAATATATATTTCTATACCCAAACAAGCCTTCATTAATTTCTTTTTCAGTTTAAATTCAGGGGTTTCAACACCTTTAGCGTCTTCAACAATTCCTTCCCAAACGCCATCTTTGTTCTCGCGCTCATACTGAAAGTCCGCGACATAGGCGCATATCTTCTGGTCGTTGACGATCAGATTGAACCTGACTTGCAGTTCTAGGTTCCTTACGGTGCCAGCCCGTTCTAATGCGTGTAGGTATAAATAGCGTTCTGATTCCCACTTAGAATCAAACTTGATGTTGTGAACTACAACTTTCTTATTCCCGTACTTGGGCCTTGACCCAAACCTTCTGGGATTATATGGTTTTGATGATGCCATGTCTGGGAAGGAACCCCTATGCCGAATCCAAAAGAATACAAGTCTGTCGGTTTAACAACAGATGCCTATGATAAATTAAAATATGTTGCGGAACAAGAAGACCGTCCCTTGGGGCGTCAGCTTTCTCGTTTGATTGATCTTGCCTACCAGCAAATCCAGAACGCCAAGCGCGGCTATCGGCCCACTAACATTGGTGGGATTGGCGGCGCTGCTACCGTATCTGTCATGGAACTAGAAGACTAAAGCAAGCCTGCGTTTCCCAGACCGCCAAGTAAAGTAGCCGCCACCGCAGGGTTTTGGGCGGCTCTTTCTCGTAGACTAGGCTGTTGTCCCGGCATCATTGACTGTTCAGGCAAACTTCCCGGCTGCACATCTGGAACACTTGTTCGGGTTTTCGGTTGTTGTGCCGGGGCCATAACTTTATCTAAGGCATTTCCTAAAAGTGCTTCGCCTTGGTTTTTTAAATTTGTAACACCCGCAGCACTTGACTGAAGTGCAGTTTGTTTTGCGGCTGTAGACAGCATATCACCAAATATTCGACCAACACCTTTAGCACGTTCAGGCCCAGTTGTTCCTGTCAAGGCTTTGTACTGATCGTCAAAGTTCTTGTAGAACAAGTTAGATGAAGTCATTCTGCCTATTAACGTCAATCTCAATATCTTGTCTAAGTTTTTCCAAGGCGCAACGGCTATACTTGAAGCCACCAGTTCGCCGCCGGGAACGCTTTGTGAATTAAACGCTAAGACACGACCAAAATCGTTCATTCTTTTGGCTTGTTCTGCCCCAAATATATTTGTCAACTTGTCTGATTTAAACTCTTTTTGAAGACGCAATCCAAATTCATTTAATTTTTTAGGGTCTGTTAAGAAAGTTTCTCCAAAGTCACCAATTATGCTTTGCATGTAGTTTGTTCCAACAGCTTGCTGGGCGGCTATATCATCATCAAAATGCTTCATTAACAGTTTAACAGTTCGGTTGCTGGTTGCACCCGCAGCAATCATATTTCCTGCTTCTTCAGCAGATATATTGCCAGAACCAAACCGCAATTTTTTTAATATTGCATCTTGTTCAAACTGAAACCTTTCAGATTGAAGGTCACGCAAGTTTCGCAGCAATCCTATGCCCTCGGCTTCTAACGTTCCTCCCACTGGTACTGCATCAGCGTCCGCTCCAAAGGGAACATCATCTATTTGACGCTCTAACGAAATTACCTTTTCTATAACTTCATCATCAACTTTAGCCAAAGTCGATGCCTCAATTTCTTTTGCCAGTTGTTTTATTTTTGTTAGTTCATCAGGTTTAAAAAGTTGCTTGGCAGTTGTTCCAAGGCCATCAAGCTGCCTGCGAAAAGCAGAGCCATTGAATTTTGCAACATCACCTGTTGCATCAAATTCATCTAAAGATTTACCAAGATTAGTGCGAATCCATTCAGAAGATATTCTTTGGCGCAGTGGTTCCCATTCGTTTTTGCCAAGCTTGCTTTTAACTAAAGCCTCAACGTCACCCAACAATCTTGGGTTGTTTGGTTTAATCATTCGCATCATAGTGCCAGCGGAATTAACCGAAATGCCGTTGCCATCTAGTTCTTTTTTCAAAGAGTTTAGATTCGCTACGCCATTTATTTGTTCAAATTCTGTCATCCCTTTTGCGTAGTATTCTCTGGATTCTTTAATTGACCCAGCCGCCGCTCTTAAAATATCTGCGTTTTCTTCAAGTATTGATCCATTTAGTATGGCATCATCTATAGTACGCGCAAATTGATCTTCGCTTAAAAGAGCATCTAATTGACTTCTGACAGTATCAAGAGGACCAGATTTTATCTTAATGTCGCCAACAGTATTTCCAGATATAAGATCGTTTACATTTTTTCTAAGATTATGCACCTGAGTAAAGGATGCCATTTGAGGCAATCCTTCGGAGTTATTTATAATGCCTTGCAAAGAGGATTTCATCTTTTCCTGTGAAGTTCCACCTCCACCAGTAAAACCTCTCAGCTTTCTAATTTCTTGATTAACAAAGTTAGCAACACCACTTGTGTCAATAATAGCATCGTTTCCAACAGTGCTTTTCGCCGCTGCATCAATAGCCGCAAATTTACCTGAAGCTGTTTCTTGAAAATCCTCATAAGCTTCTTTAAATGAAAGATACAAGTCATCATCAATTGCAGTGATATTATCGTCTTTTGCAGCTTTTCTAAAATCATCAGAAACATTTCTGAATTGTTGCACGATCTTTTGTTCGACTTCTGTTATTTGTTTTTTAAGAACTTTGTCGCCTGTTGCAAGTGCAGCCAACGTCATTTGACCAAGACCAGTTATGTCAGCATCTGTGGATTCAATGCCAACGGTCTCACGCAATTTTTGAAGTTCAGCTTTAATCGCTTCACCATTTTTATATGTTCGGCTTGAGCCGCCAAATACTTTTTCTGATGTAGCAGTGGCACGGGAAATAAAGGAGTTCGCGCCGATCAAGCCAGCGGCAGGCGTTATCCCAAACTTTTCTCGACCCATTCCTGCGACTTCAACAACATCGTCCGTTGCTGTTGGCCTTGCGCCCTTTAATCCGTATCCCATCAGCTTTGCAACGCCAGTGAACACACCCTCGCCCACACCCGCTATAAGGGCTTCTACAGCAGTGTCTTTGGCTATTTCGCCAGCGGACTGCCTAGATACACCAGATACGCCCTCTATGGCCTCTTCCAGCAAGTTTCCGCCACCACCACCTGTGGCCGCGCCAAGTACGCCACCAATGAATGTGCCGATTCCCGGTGCAATAGCAGTACCAGCAGCAGCACCTTTTAAAGTGCCTGCGATAGCACCACCTACTTCGGGCGCTATTCCTGCTAAATCTGCTAAATCGTATCTGCTAAATCCAGATTCATCTATTAAAACGTTTTGATCTGTTTTAACATCAAACTTTGCTGCACCTGATGGAGTTAGGGCAAGCCTGCCACGGCTATCGCGTGTATAATCTTCTGGCAATAGCCCTTGCTGTTGCAGACGGGCTTCTTCTTCTTCACCTGTTTCTGCTAGGCTAAGTCCAGCCCGAAGACTAGCATCTTTAATGCCAGTTTTTGTGTCGAACCCTACGTCAAAACCTTTTCTTTTGGTTTCTGCGGAAGCAATAGCTTCTTTTGAAGCGTATTTTTCCGGTTCAGCTAGAACATCTTCTATTCTAAGCTGTTCTTTTACAGAGGGTTTGTCGCCTTTTATTTTAAATTTAAGTGGCCCATACTTCGTATCAACGGCAACAATACCCATATTTTTATTCCTCGTCTTCCACGGAAATTACGCCACTTTCATCGTCTACAAATCTATATGTTGTATTGCCAGCTAACAAAGTATCAAATTGATCCACGTTGTCTAAATATTCTTGCTCGGTTCCATAATATCTTGGGTCCATAATATTATCTCGCAAGGCTGCAACACTTTTTCTCTTACCAGTGAAAATCCTACGGATTCGGCTCAAACGTTTTTTAGCTGTTAGTGGGTTAGTAAATACGGATACATCTCCTAATAGTACTTCTAGTTGTTTAACATCTACATTAGATATTCCGTTTCCTGTTTCTTGGGTCAAAAACCTTTTAAATTCGTTTACTACAGACTTTTGATAAGCTTCAAGTTCGTCCTCAGTCGAAATTCCTGTTTCTGGAAAAGCCACTTTAGCGTTAGTCAATCCACCAGCCACCATTAAAGTTTTAATTCTATCTCCAATTAATTTAGCGGCGTTACCTGTGTTAGCATCTCCAAGATCGTCAAGTAACACTTCCATTTGATCTAAAGTTTCTAATGCACCGTTTACTTTTCTTTGCGTTTTTGCAATTTTTTTCAAAGCATTAGACGGGTCAAAATATTTTGCGCCCGTTCTGCTACGGCCCATTCTAATGCTTAATCCGTCCATTACCTCTGAACTGTATGGGTTCTTTACTTCAGCGCCTTTCCATTCTTGTTTTTTATCTTTTTCACGCAACTCCATTTCTTTTATTATTTTTTCACGTTCAAATGCCAATTCTGATGAAGCAATTGCAGCTTCAACGCCTTCATCAGCTTTAATTTGACCAAGTGCGTACTTGCCTGCGGCCACTCTTGCTGCCTTGGCTTCAGATTTAGCCTTAGATAATTCGGGCAAAGCTTTCTCGCCAGCTTCGCCCACTGCGCTTAATATCTTGCCAACATTAAATCCCTTACCAGCGCGATTTTGCATTAATGACAGCCCCATAGCCATTAGTGCTTGGCTGTTATCAGGCTTGCCATCAATATTTATACCCGTTGCTTCAGCAAATTCTTGCTTGTACTTTTCTAAAAGTTCAGCGCGGGTTTCGGCTTTAGGTTGTTCTTTGCCTTCTGCATTATTTTTTTCTGCCAATGCTTCCATAAATGCGTTTTCAGCAGGTGCGCCTTGACCCTCAGAACGCGCAGCTTCCATCATTGCCACTTCTTCTGGGCTTGGACCTTCTGTAATTAAATTCTGCGCTGTAGATTCATCAGCCGCACCACTACCAAATTTATTAGCTAGATTTTGGTCTTTTACTTGTCTTGCTTGATCTGTTGGGAACGGCTT